TCTGACCCGCTGACGCGGATGCGGCGCCGGCCCGGCGCCGCGCATCGCTGCACGGCGATCACAGGAGACATCTTCATGAACTGGTTCGGACGGAAGTCCGGGCGCGATGCGTCGCGTCCGGTGTTGACGCGCGCGCATGGCGCGGCGGGCGTGCTGGGCGAATGGCCGCAAAGCTACGAGGCGCAGGTGCGCGAGGGCTATTGCGCGAACCCGGTGGCGCAGCGCGCGGTGAAGATCGTCGCGGAGAGCGTGGCCGATGCGCCGGTCGAGGCGTCGGACCCGGCGCTGCTGGCGCTGGCGACCGCGCGGACGCAGGGGCAGGCGCTGATTGCAACGCTGGCGGTGCAATTGCTGTTGCACGGCAACGCCTTCGTCCAGATTCTGGGCGACGGCGCGGGCGGGATCGCGGAGCTGTTCGCGCTGCGGCCCGAGCGGGTGTCGGTGGAGACCGATGCGGGCGGATGGCCCGCCGCCTACCGCTATCGCGTCGGCGGGAGCGTCACGCGGATTGCTGCCGAGGATGCGGCGGGCAGGCCGCAGGTGATCCACATGAAGGCGTTCAGCCCGGTCGACGATCACTATGGCCTTGGCTGTCTGGGCGCGGCGAGCGGTGCGATCGCGATCCACAATGCGGCGACGCGCTGGAACAAGGCACTGCTCGACAATGCCGCGCGGCCGTCGGGCGCATTGGTCTACGACCCGGGCGACGGCAGCGCGCTGGCGCCCGCGCAGTTCGAGCGGTTGAAGGCCGATATGGAGGCGGCATTCTCTGGCGCGGCCAATGCGGGACGGCCGATGCTGCTCGAGGGCGGGCTCAAATGGCAGGCGATGAGCCTGAGCCCGGCCGACATGGATTTCGTCGGGCTGAAGGCCGCGGCGGCGCGCGAGATCGCGCTGGCGTTCGGCGTGCCGCCGATGCTGCTCGGGCTGCCCGGCGACAATAGCTACGCCAACTATCGCGAGGCCAACCGGGCGGTGTGGCGGCTGACGATCCTGCCGCTCGCGGAGAAAATCTACACCGAGCTGGCGCAGGGCCTGGCAGGCTGGTTCCCCGAAGCGCGGCTATGGGTCGCGATCGACAAGGTGCCGGCGATGGCCGAGGACCGCGAACGGCTGTGGCGCAGCGTCAGCGCCGCGGACTTCCTGACCGATGAGGAGAAGCGCGCGATGCTGGGATTGGATCGATGAACCCGCCGGTCAATGGCAGCCTGCTCGCGCAACTGATCGCGCAAGGCGCGGCCGAGGGCGCTGACCTGGCGACGCTGCGCGCGATCGCCGAGGAAGCGGGGGAGCTGGGCGCGAGCCGGGCGCTGACGCGCCTCGGCCTCGACGATCCGCAGGCGGCGAAGGACATGGGCGAGCTGCGCGAGTTACTCGGCGCCTGGCGCGACGCGAAACGATCGGCGGTCAAGGCGGTGGCGGAATGGGTGGTGCGGATGCTGCTCGCGCTGGTGATCCTGGGACTGGCGGTGAAGCTGGGCTTCTGGGGACTGGGCAAATGACCCCGGATCAAGTCCGGGGCGGGCCTGTGCGGTTCGCGGGCTATGCCGCGGTGTTCGATGCGCCCGACCGGGGCGGCGACGTGATCCGCAGGGGCGCGTTCGGCGGCGTGCGGGTGCGGCGGGTGCCCTTGCTGTGGCAGCATCACGGGGAAGCGGTAGGCGTGATCGAGGCGATCGGCGAGGACGCGCGCGGACTGCGGGTGACAGGTCGCGTGGATACGCCTGAACTGGCGGCGATGGTCGCCAAGGGCGTGGTGACCGGGCTGAGCTTCGGATATCGCGTGCGCGACGCACGGCACGGACGGTGGCGCGAGTTGAATGCGGTCGAGCTTTGCGAGGTCAGCCTGGTGGCGCGGCCGATGCAGGCGCTGGCACGGGTGCATGCGGTGGAAGCGCCGCGAGATTGCGCCAGCGCCGGCGGATGATAGTGTCGGCGGAATCATCTCTGGGGGAGGGCAGGATGCAGGGATTTGAGCCGTTGCCGCGCGCACGCTTCAGCATAGAAGCGGATGAGGGGACGGAATGGGTCGTCTCGCGCGCGCGGCGGAACTGGTTCGTCATCCCCTTTCTGGCACTCTGGCTGACCCTGTGGACGGGCGGCGGCTTCGCGGCGATCGGCGCGCTGATTTCGGGTGAGATCGGCGACCGCCTGTTCATCGGCCTGTGGCTGGTGGGCTGGGCGGCCGGCTGGATATTCGCCGCGTCATGGCTGGTATGGCAGTTCGGCGGGCGGACCCAGATCGGCATGCGCGGCGGGGCGCTCGAGTATCGCTGGCGGATGCTGCTTCTGTCGCGCACGCGGCGCTATGACGGGCATGAAGTTCGGCGGCTGCGCGCGGGACGGGCGCCCTGGCCCTGGAACGCCGGCGGGTTCATGCAGCCCAACTACCCGCCCTTCTTCCCGATGACGCCGGGCAGCGTTCAGTTCGACTATGGCGGCCGGACGATCAATGCGATGCCGGGGCTCGACGAGGCGGAGGGCAATATGATCGCCGAGTGGCTGGCCAAGCGGTTGCCGGCAGGGGCGTCAGGCACGGCCCAGCAGAACTGACGCGCATGAACCGTCCGATTGACGGATGCGCCCCGGCCGATACGTCTGAGCAACAGGACATAGGGGGAGCTTTAGGTGACGGCGATCGCATGTGACTGCGGGACGGTGCGGATCGAGGCGGACGGTGCGCCGATGTTGAGCGGCGTGTGCCATTGTACGAGCTGTCGCACCGCCGGACAGGCGCTCGACGCCGCATCGGGCAGCGCGCCGATCGTCGACGCGACGGGCGGGACGGCGACGGTGCTGTGGCGCAAGGACCGGGTGCGCGTCGCCGCAGGGAGCGATCGGCTGGAGGCGCATCGGCTGACGCCGCAATCGCCGACGCGGCGGATGGTCGCGAGCTGTTGCGGGGCGCCGATGTTCCTCGATTTCACCAAAGGGTTCTGGGTCACCGTCTATCGGCCACGCGTCGCGGATGCGCCCGCACCGACGATGCGGGTCATGACCGGCGACGTCCCCGCCGATATCGTCCTGCCCGATGACGGGCTGGCGCGGTTTCGCGGACATTCGGGACGCTTCATGCTGAAGCTGCTGACGACCTGGGCGGCGATGCGGTTCCGGTCGCCGAAGATCGCGGGCCTGCCCGACTGAAGCCGCCCTTGCGGCACTGACGACATTCTGAAGGCATGTGGCGGGACCGAGTGGTGCCGCCTCCACCCTCCGCGTGCGGAGGGGACCCCCTTTCCTGACTGGAAGGGGCTTTTTCGCATGGGAGAAAGACATGGAGACGAAGGCGGACGTCCTCGAACAGTCGTTCGAGGCGATGGAGATGGCCGGCGTGCCGATGGCGCGGCCGGTGCTGGAGGGCGCGCGACCGCATGCCGGTTCGGGCGGCGCAGCATTTGAGGGCTTTCTGCGCAGTGGCGCCGGCGCGCTCGAGCTGAAGGCGATGTCGGGCGCAAGCGACGGCGCGGGCGGCTATGCGATCCCGCGCGAGATCGATGCGCTGGTCGACAGCACGCTGGCGAGCATCTCGCCGATACGCGCCAGCGTCGAGGAGTTCATCACGAACACCGCGCCCTGGCGGTACGGCGGCCGCAGCGCCTGAACCAGGTCGATCAGCTTCTCTTCGGGATTGGCCGCGAACGCGCCCGATGCGCCCGACGCGACATGCTGCAGCGTGCCGAAGGCGCGGGCACCGTCACCCGTCGCCGCAGTGGCGTAGGCAAGGAAGCCCTTGGGCTTGTTGGTGCCGTTGCCGCTCACGAACGCCGCACCCTCGGCCCGCGCGAACTCGCGAGCGATCTCGTCGGCCAGCCACGCCTCGACGTCGAACGCGCCGTCGTCGAGCATCGTCTGGCTCGCCGCCGGATTGGCGTAGAGGTCGCCCATCGGCGGCGCGATCTCGTTGAACGTCGCGGTATCGGTTTCGGCGCGCGCGCCGGTCTCGGCCGCCCAGCCCGACGGGGTGCCGCCCGACGCCACCAGCTTGCGATAGCCCGCGCTGCCCACCGTCACGACATTGGCAATCGCGCGGATCCGCAAGTTCAAGACCAGCGACGGCGCGTTCCTGTGGCAGCCGGGCATCGCATCGGGCCAGCCGGCGACGCTGCTGGGCTATCCGGTGGTCGAGGCCGAGGACATGCCCGACCTCGCCGCCAATTCGCTGTCGATCGCGTTCGGCAACTTCAAGGCCGGCTATCTGATCGCCGAGCGCGGGGAGACCCAGATCCTGCGCGATCCCTATTCGAACAAGCCGTTCGTCCACTTCTACGCGACCAAGCGCGTGGGCGGCGCGGTGACCAATTCGGAAGCGATCAAGCTGCTCAAGTTCAGCGCGAGCTGAGATCTGGAGTGCGACTTTCAAACCGAGGGGGAGAGGCGGGTTCGTTTGGGCGGACCCCCTCCACCATGCTGCGCATGGTCCCCCTCCTCGTTCGGGGGACGATTAGATGAGCGATGGTTTTCAGAACCGGGCCGACCATGTGTCGGCGCCGGCGACGCGCTGCACGACGGTGACGCCGCATGACAGCAATGTGCTGAGCGGGATTCCCAAGGGGCTGTATGTCGGTACGGGCGGCAACCTGTCGATCGAACCGGCCGGCGGCGGGGGGGCGGTGACGCTGGTCAATGTGGCGGGCGGCAGCGTGGTGCCGGTGCGCGTGCGGATCGTGCGCGCGACCGGCACCACCGCGGCCGACATCGTGGCGCTCTACTGATGGTCGCGATCGTCGCGGGCGCTCAGACCATGGTCTCGCCGTTGCCCGATGGCGGGTGGCGAGTCGAGAAGACGGGCGGGCTGGAGAACGACTATGCCGCCGCCGCTGCCTCGGCTGCGGCGATCGCGGGTGACTTCATCATCAAGGTGACCGACCTCACTTCGTCCAATTCGGTCATCTTCGGGGTGAGCACCAATCCGTCGGCGAACGACGGCTTCAGCGAGATCGACTTCTCGGTGCAGTTCCACGGCGGATATTTCTATGTGTACGAGCGGGGCACCTTCGTGCCGCCCGCGCGCATGCAGGACGGTACCGCCTGGATCACGCGAACCGGCGGCGAGCTCCGCTATCATATCGGGCCGACGCTCGCCGGGGCCACTCTGGCGCGATCGGTGAGCGGCGTGACCGGCGCATTGTGGTTCGACTGTTCGATCGCCCGCATGGGCGGCGCGATCGCGGTGCGGTTCGAGCCGGATGGGGACTCGGGCAGCGCGCGTGCACCGATGCGGTTGCGCATCGGCATCGGCGAATAGGAGGCGGGAATGACGCTGGAGGAAGCGAAGGCGTATCTGCGCCTGGACGGGAACGGCGAGGACGTGCTGCTCGCCCGGCTGATCGAAACGGCGACCGCGCTGTGCGAGGCGTTCACCGGCGCGGTTCTAGTGCAGCGGGAGGCGATCGAAACGGTTCCGGCAGCGCGGGAATGGCAGCCGCTCGCGCACATGCCGGTGGTGGCGATCACCGGGGTGGAGGCGCTGGCGGACGACGGCATGGGCATGCCGTTGCCTGCCGATGCCTATGCGATCGATATCGATGCCGCAGGCATGGGGTGGGTGCGGTTGATTCGGCCGGGTGCGGCAAGACGGGTGCGGGTGACCTGCCGCGCAGGACTGGCCGAAGACGCGGCCGGCGTGCCCGCGCCGCTGGCGCAGGGCGTGATCCTGCTGGCGGCGCATCTGTTCGACCGCCGCGAGATGCCGGCTGCTCCGCCCGCGGCGATCGCGGCATTGTGGCGGCCGTGGCGGCGGGTCCGTCTGCAGGAAGCGGAGCGCGCGACGTGAGGGGCCTGGAGCGCCGGGCGGCACGGCTGGGCGATGCGCGCGCGGCGAAGCTTGCCGCGCGGGTGGCGGCGGCGGTCGGCAGCGGGGTGCCGGGGGTAAGCGCGGCTGCGGAAGCGGATCGCGTGATCCTGTCGGGCCGCGGGCTGTCAATGCGCGCGGCGACCGATCCGCTGCTGCAGGGACTGGGGAGCTGGGTGCGATGAGCGTGCAGATCGGGTTGCAGGCCGCGCTGACTGGCGCGCTGCGGGATCATGCGCCGCTGGGCACGCTGACCGGGGTGTTCGACGCGCCGCCGGTGCGTGCGGCGCTGCCCTATGCGGTGGTCGGGGAGGCCGTGCTGGCCGACTGGAGCACCAAGGACACCAAAGGGCGCGAGGCACGGGTCGCGGTGATGCTGCACGATGGCGGCGAGCGCCCGGCGCGGCTGCGGCTGCTGGCCGGCGAGGTCGAGACGGCGATCGCGGCGATGCCGCGCGACCTGGGCGATGGCTGGCGGATCGTCAGCCTGGCCTTTGTGCGCAGCCGGATCGTGCCGAACGGTGCGGGGCGCTGGATCGCGACGAGCGAGTATCGGGTGCGGATGCTGGAAAGTGGAGGGAATTGAGATGGCGGCGGAGAAGGGAAGCGCGTTTCTGCTCAAGGTGGGCAATGGCGGATCGCCGGTGGCCTATGCGACCGTGGCGGGACTGCGCACGACGCAGCTGAGCGTCAATGGCGAAGCGGTGGCGATCACGTCGAAGGACTCGGGCGGGTGGCGCGAGCTGCTGTCCGGCGCCGGGGTGCGCAGCGTGAGCGTGTCTGGCGCGGGGGTGTTCACCGGAAGCGCGGCCGAAATGCGGGTCAAGGCGAACGCGCTGTCGGGCGTGCTCGACGATTACCGGCTGAGCTTCGAGAGCGGCGAGACGATGACCGGCAAGTTTCTGGTCGCGCGGCTGGACTATGCCGGGGATTTCAACGGCGAGCGCAGCTACACGCTCAGCCTGGAGAGCTCCGGGCCGGTGGTGAGCGCGTGAGCGCGAATCCCGCGCGCGGCGAAGCGGCGCTGCGCGTGGCGGGGATCGAGCTGGTGCTGCGGCCGAGCTTCGCGGCGCTGGTTTCGGCGGAGCAGGAACTGGGGCCGCTATTTGCGCTGGTCGAGCGCGCCGCGGATGGGCGGCTGGGCATCGGCGAAATGGTCGCGCTGTTCTGGCATTGCCTGCGCGAGCGCCCCGAAGGACTGACGCGCGAGGCGTTCGGCGAGGGCGTAGCAACAGGCGGGCTTGCGGCGGCGACACCTGCGCTCAAGATCCTGCTCGGGCAGATCCTGGCCGGACGATGAGCGAGTTCGCCGAAGCTGCGGCGCGGCTGGCGGGGCAGGCCGGAGTGGCGTTCGGCTGGCAGCCGGACACCTTCTGGTGCGCGACGCCCGCGGAGCTGACGGCGCTGGTCCAGGTGGTCTCGGGCGCCAGCGAAGACGCTTTGCCGCCGGACAAGAGCATGATCGCGGCGATGATGGAGGCATTTCCCGATGGATGAGGAAATCGAACGGCTGGTGGTGAGCGTCCGCGCCGACACGCAGGGCTTTGCGCGAGACGTGGCGGAGATGCGCGGATCGATCGACGGGCCGCTGCAGGCCAGCGCCGAACGCGCCGGCGATGCGATCGAGCGGACGCTTTTGCGTGCCGCGCGGACCGGCAAGCTCGGGTTCGAGGATCTGAAGCGCGTGGCGATGGGCGTGCTGGGCGAGATTGCCGCAGGCGCGATGCGCGACGGGCTGGCGGCGATCTTCGGCGGCGGGAGCGGCGGCGGTCTGGGCGGGTTGCTCGCGGGACTGTTCGGCGCGCCCGGCCGGGCGACGGGCGGACCGGTATCGCCGGGACGGCCCTATTGGGTCGGCGAGCGCGGACCCGAGCTGTTCGTGCCGACCGCGAGCGGGCGCATCGATGTGCCGGCCGCAAGCGGTAGCGGGCGCGATGTGCGGGTCGCGATCACGATCAATGCACCAGGCGGCGAGAGCGCGGGCGCACTGCGGCAATCGAGCCGCCAGGTCGCGCGGGCGGTCCGCACGGCACTCGCGGGAATCGAGTGATGGGCTGGTGGCTGGCGCGCGATCGGACCGTGCAGGAAACGGGCTTCATCACCCGCTTCGATCCGCGGTTCTGGACGGTCGATTTCCCGCGGCCGATGATGGCGGCGGTGACGGCGACTGCACCCGACGCGCTGCGTGTCGATGCGGTCTTCTACCGCCGGAATGACCTGGCCGGGCTGATCTGGGAGAGCGAGGACCGGCACGACCACCCGCTGCTCGCCTATGAGACCAGCCGCGATTTCCGTGGGTGCCGGTTGCGGTTCCGCTGGCGATCGGGCGGCGTGGTGGCGCTGGACGCGGTCAACGGACCGGTGCTGACGATCGAGGGGCGCGACGCGAGCGGTGCCCCCCGCGCCTGGTATGTGCGGTTGTGGAACTATGCGAGCGGCACGCCCGAGGACGCGCAGGTGACGCTGGACTTCGCAGCGATGGATGGCGGGTTCATGCTGCCCGGCGAGGCCGATCCGGTGTGGGCCGGCGATATCGACCGGATGTTCGTGAGCCTGGTGCCGCAGGGCTATAGCGACGCCGATGCGCCGCTGGCAGCGCCGGTCGAGGGCTGGGCCGAGCTGAGCGGGATCGCGGTCGAAGGACCGGGTGCCGTGCTGGCGATCGGCGATGTCGTGGTTCCCGAACACTGGCTGTCGATCTGCAGCGGCTATGACGACAGCTATCATCTGACCCCCGCCCGGCTGCTGCGCAACGCGCTCCAGCTCGGCTATCGCGGGGACATCGTCCACTATGTCGGGATGAGCCATTACTTCCGGCTCGAGCCTGCGGGTGGCGGCTATTATGCGAGCCTGACCGGCGGGGCGCTCAATGCGCCCTGCGCGGCATGGCATCGGGATTTCGCCGAACGCGCCAAGGCGATCGGTTTCGGCGTGATCTGGTCGCTCAGCTACGAGCTGTTCGACGCGCATTGCTGGAACGACTGGAAGCAGCGGGCCTTAGACGGATCGCCCGCGCTGACCGGATGGTCGCCGCCATCGGCGCTGCTCTCGCCCGCGCATGGCGGCGCGATGGGCTATCTTCAGGCGGTCGCGAAGGCGTTCGTCTGGATCGCCCAGGGCGCCGGGCTCGACGTCCGGTTTCAGGTGGGCGAGCCCTGGTGGTGGGTGATGGCCGATGGACGGCTGTGCATCCACGACGACGCCGCGAAGGCGGCGCTGGGCGATCCGGCCGAGCAGAATGTGCGGGGCGATCCCGACACGGAGGTGCTGGATGCCGCCGGTGCGCTGCTCGCGGCATCGACGGCGGCGCTGGGGGCGGCGGTTCGGGCCGAGGCAGCGGGCGCGCAGCTGTTGCTGCTCGCCTATCTGCCGACGGTGCTCGACCGCGAAGCGCCCGAGCTCAAGCGCGCCAACCTGCCGCTGGGCTGGGCCTCGCCCGCGTTCGATGTGCTCCAGCTCGAGGATTATGACTGGGCCGCGGCGGGCAATGCCGTGGCGAGCGCGAAAGGGATTGCGCTGGCGCAGGCGCGCCTCGGCTATCCGGTTGCGCGGCAGCATTATTTTGCAGGGTTCGTGCTCAACCCCGAAGACGCGCACCAGTGGCGCGGGATTGCCGATGCGGCGGAGGCCGCGCGGCGGCGCGGGGTTGCCGCGACCTTCATATGGGCGTTGCCGCAGGTGATTCGCGACGGGTTCACCGCATTCGATCAGGAGGATGACGAGGTGCAGGCATTCGACGATGTGCTGTTCCCGATCGCGCTGGGACGCGAGGCGGAGGTGGCGCCCGAGGTTTCGACTGCGATTCTGACCAGCGCGGGCGGGCACGAGGCGCGCAGCGCCGCCTGGGCGGAGGCGCGGACCCGCTATGATGTCGGCCCGGGGGTACGAAGCGAGGCGGATATCCGCGAGCTGCTCGCCTTCTATCGCGCCCGGATGGGGCCCGCGCGTGCGTTCCGGCTGCGCGATCCGTTCGACGATTGCTCGAACGATGAGGGCGCGCCGGGCGCGACCGACCAGACGATCGGCACCGGCGACGGCGAGCGCCAGGGTTTTGCGCTGGTGAAGCATTATGGCGAGGCCGCGCGGCGGATCACCCGGCCGGTGGCAGGGAGCGTGCGCGTGGCGGTGGACGGGATCGAGACGGCGGCGTTCGAACTTGGCGCGGGGGGAATGGTGGTGCTTGATGCGCCGCCGGGCGAAGGCGCGGTGGTGACGGCAGGGTTCCGCTTCGATGTGACGGTGCGCTTTGCCGAGGATTCGCTGAGCGTCAGTCGCGCGACCTTCATGGCGGGGACGGCGCCGAGCGTGCCGCTGGTCGAGGNGCGGGAAACCTAGGGGAAGCTGTGTGTCACGACGATCTCGCCGACGATCGCGGCGTTGAACATGTCGAGGTCCTCCGCCCGCTTCCTCGTTCCGGTAATTGGCGAGGAAGTCGCTGCGGATATCGAAGCGCGTGACGAAGCTCGTGCCGCTGTCGCGGACATTCCACTCGCGGCCGATCGTAGCGGAGCGGAGCTCCGGCGGCGAGCATCCAGGGAGAAAGCATATGAGCTGGCTCGACGAGCCGCTGGCTACGATCGCGCTGTGCTGGCGGGTCGAGCGGCGGGACGGCGTTGCGATCGGACTGACCGCGCATGATCGTGACTTGACGGTGGATGGCTTCGTCTATCGCGCAGCGCCGGGGATGACGCCGTCGGCGATCAAGCGCAGCGCGAGCTTCGATGCCGACAGCATGGACGTGACCGGTGCGCTGAGCGGCGCGGCGATCAGCGAGATCGATCTGCTCGCCGGGCGCTGGGACGGGGCGCGGGTGGTGCTGTTCGCGGTGGACTGGACCCNCCCGATCGAGCCGGTGGAGCTTGGCGAAGGGACGATCGGTGCGGTCGAGCTGAAGCGCGGCGTGCTGACTGCCGAGCTGCGCGGGCTGGCCGCGGCGCTCGAGGCGCCGGTGGTCGAGGTCACCTCGCCCGAATGCCGCGCCGAGCTGGGCGACAAGAGATGCAGGGTGGCGATGGCAGGGCGATGGCGGATGGCGCGGGTGACCGCGGTGGATGGGCCCGTGCTGACGCTGGACATCAGTGAGCCGGTCGCGGGCGGATGGGCCGGGGGACGGCTGCGCTGGATCACCGGGAAGAATTCAGGACTGGAGGATGCGATCGGCGCGTCTTCGGGGACGGTAGTGACGTTGCGGCGCGAACCGCGCTTCGCCGCTGCGGGCGCGTTGGTGGAGGTGAGCGAGGGATGCGACAAATCGATCGCGACATGCGCGGCCCGGTTCGCCAATGCGGTGAACTTCCGCGGCGAGCCTTATCTGCCGGGGATCGACCTGCTGACCCGCTATCCGGGGGCATGACCCCGCTCGAACGCGCGCGCGGTGCGATCGGCGCCAAGTTCAGGCTCCACGGGAGGACCGTCGAGGACGGGCTCGATTGCGTGGGGCTGGCGGCGCTCGCCTACGCTGCCGATGTGCCGCGCGGCTATGCATTGCGGTCGGGCGATGTCGCATTGTTGACCGCGGGGATTGCGTCGTCGGGCTTGATCCCGGTGCAAGCGGCACGGGCGGGCGACCTGCTGCTGTTCCGTGCCGGGCCGGGGCAGCTGCATCTGGGAATCGCGAGCGAGGCGGGGGTGATCCACGCCGATGCGTCGCTGCGGCGCGTGGTCGAGCGGCCGGGCGCGCCGCCCTGGATCGAGATCGGCCGCTGGTGCCGGCCCGAAGCGATGGAGGATTGAATGGCGACGCTGGTGCTGACCACGATCGGCGGCGCGATCGGCGGACCGATCGGCGCGATGCTGGGCGGGCTGATCGGCCAGACGGTCGATCGCGAACTTCTGTTCAAGCCGCGTGGGGTGAACGGCCCGCGGCTGAGCGAGCTCAAGGTGCAGACATCGAGCTACGGCACGCCGGTACCCAAGCTGTTCGGGACGCTGCGCGTGGCGGGATCGGTGATCTGGGCGACCGATCTTGTCGAACATCGCCACCGCGAGGGCGGCAAGGGACGGCCGACGACGACCAGCTACAGCTATACCGCGTCGTTCGCGGTGGCACTGTCGGCGCGGCCGGTGCTGTCGGTCGGNCGGATCTGGGCCGACGGAAAATTGCTGCGCGGGGCGGCGGGCGACTGGAAGGCGAAGACCGGGTTCCGGCTGCACCCGGGAGGCGAGGATCAGGCGCCGGACCCGCTGATCGCATCGGCTGAGGGGATCGGGCTCGCGTCCGCACATCGCGGCATTGCCTATGCCGTGTTCGAGGATCTGGAGCTGGCGGACTATGGGAATCGCATCCCCTCTCTGTCGTTCGAAGTGACCGCCGATCCGGGGCCGGTGGGAGCGGAGACGATCGTCGAAACGGTGTCGGGCGGAAGGATCGCACGCGGGAACGGCGTGACGCCGGTTGAAGGCTTCTCGGCCTATGGCGGGTCGCAGCGCGCGGTTATCGAATCGCTCGCCGACGCCGCCGGCGCATGGCCGCTGATGGGTGCGGGCGTATCGCTGCTTTCGGGCACGGGCGAAGCGGATGAGATCCGCGATATCGGCGCGGGCGTGGCGTCAGCGGGCGATCGCTCGATCGCGACCGTCGATCAGGCGCCGCGCCGTGTGACGCTGAGCCATTATGATCCGGCGCGCGACTATCAGGCCGGGGTGCAGGTCGCGAGCCGCCCGGGCGCGGGGCATCGCGACGCCATGATCGAGCTTCCCGCGGCACTTTCGGCGGGGGCGGCCAAGCGGCTTGCCGAAGGCGCGCTCGCCCGTGCGGACCGCGAGCGCGAGCGGCGGATGGTGTTGGCCGGATGGCGCGCGCTGGCTTTGCCGCCCGGCGCGCGCGTGCGGATTGCGGGTGAGCCGGGGCAATGGCGGATCGCCGGCTGGAGCCTTGAGGCGATGGCGATTCGGCTCGAGCTGATCCGCATCGCATCGGCACCACTCCCCGCGAGCGCGACGCCTGGCCGTGTCCTGCCCGCGCCCGACGAGGTCGCGGGGACGACGATGCTCCACGCGTTCGAGCTGCCGCACCTGGGACAGGGAACGCTTGCGGCGCCGCGCTTGTCGATCGCGGCATGCGGAACGGGAGCGGGCTGGCGCCGTGCCGCGCTTGCACTCAGCCTCGATGGCGGGGCGCGGTGGGAGCCTGCGGGGGTCACTGCCGCGCCTGCGATCGCTGGAACGGTCGAGGACCCCGGCGGCGCGGCCGACCCGATGGTGATCGACCGGCGCAATGCGATTATCGTCGAGCTGGCGCACGCGGGCATGCGGCTGGCGGATGCAGATCAGCCGGGCCTCGACAGCGGCATGAACCTGGCGCTGATCGGCGATGAGCTCATCCAGTTCGGCGAGGCCGAAGCGCTGGGTGGCACCCGCTGGCGCCTGACACAGCTGTGGCGTGGCCGCCGCGGCACCGAAGCCGCGACGGGGCAGGCTATGCCCGGCGACCGCTTCGTCCTGATCGATTCGGTCTCGCTCTCGATGCACGACGGCGTCGCCGCGATCGGTGCGGCTGTGGCGGTTCTCGCGACCGCGCCAGCCGATGGCGAAGGGATCGAGGCCGAAGCACAACTTTCGGGAGCGTCGGTCCTCCCGCCTTCGCCGGTGCATTTGCGCATCGCAGCGGAACCGGGTGGCGCCACACGGCTGAGCTGGATTCGCCGCAGCCGCGCCGGTTGGCGCTGGGTAGATGGCGTCGATGCCCCGCTGGGTGAGGAAACCGAAGCATATCAGGTGCGGATCGTGCCCGCGGCGGGGCCCGTGCTGGAACTGGTCACGACAGAGGCCGGGCTGACCCTCCCGGCCGGACTGACCGGACCGCTATCGATCGAACTGCGGCAGGCTGGCGATCACGGCCTGTCCCCGCCGGCCCGTCTGACCCTCTAGAACTGGAGCGACACCATGAACGCGACCGCGCGATTCGCGCTGCCCTTGCTGCATGCCGGCCAAGCGCAGAAGGAGCTTTTCCACAACGAGGCGCTGATACTGGCCGACGCGCTGATTCAGCCCTGCGTCGAAGCCGCGGGGGTGAGCGTTCCGCCTGCCGATCCGGCGCCCGGGCAATGCTGGATCGTCGGCGGTTCGCCATCCGGCGCGTGGAGCGGCAAGGCAGGGGCGCTCGCGCTCTGGACTAGCGGAGGGTGGCGGTTCGCTGCGCCGCGCGAGGGAATGTCCGCGTGGATCGCGGACGAGCGAATGACCGTGCGTTATAGCGGCGGCGGCTGGCAGATCGGCCGCCTTACCGGGACACGGATCGAGATCGAGGGCGAGCAGGTGCTGGGCCCGCGCGAACCGGCGATTGCGGATCCGGACGGCGGTGGTGTCATCGATATCGAGGCGCGCTTGGCGATCGAAGCCATTCTGGCGACGCTCCGGACCCATGGCCTGATCGACCCCGGCTGA